CCGACGGCCTCGAATCGGCTGCCGTCCCGGACGAGACACCCGCCCAGCGCCCGCAGGTCAACCCCACCGAGGACGCCGGCACCCAGGCACTCCATGCAAGGCAAGCGGCCGCACAGCAGCAGGCACCGGACTGGAACGGGCTCTACCGTGCCGCCGTCGGCAGCCGGGCAAAGCTCGAAGCCCTCCGCAACCAGGGCAGGCGCGCCGGACTCGCCGACGACTACGGCATGTTCGGGGCCATCGAGAACGAACTGAAGAAAATCACCGACGCCGAACAGGCCGACAACGTAATGGAGGGGACGCTGGTATGAGCACCATGAGCAGCGAAGTCGAGTACATGGCCGTGTACCTGTTGAAGAAGCGTGTAGCGGACCTGGAGAACGCGCTGAAGGCCAAGTACGCCGAAGGCACGAAGGACGCGGACGGTAAGGTCATTGAGAAGCCCATGCGCCCCGGTGAGCGCCGCGCCGTGTACGTCAAACTGGAGGACGGCACCGAAGTGGAGCTTGGCGGAATTACCCGTTCCAAGCCGACACCGGCATGGAAGATCACCGACCCGGACGCACTGGAGGCGTGGGTCCGGGCCAACCAGCCCGAAATCCTCGAAACCGTCACCATCACCCGCGTCCCCGAATGGCACTACACGAATCTGCTCAACACGGCCAAGTCCCTCGGCTCCGCCGTCACGCCGGACGGTGAAGAAATCCCCGGCATTGAACAGGTCACCGGCTCGTCCTTTGTCGCCCCGAAACCGTCCGGCGATGCGGATCAGAAGCTGGAAGATCTGGTCCGGGCAGGCGCGCTGAACTGGTCCGACATCCTCGCCATCGGTGCGGCATGAGCACCCCCACCACCAACCAGGTGATCCTCGAACTGGCGAACCTCGGCCGGCAGTTGGACGCGAAGCAGGTGGAGATCCGGGACCTTGACGACGCGGCGGTCCGGGCACGGTCCCGGTACGAGGTGGCCTACGCCCGGGCGTTCATCGCGGCGACCGGGGCGGAGGGGTTGCGGAAGCAGACGGCGATCCTTGCGACGGAGACGCAGAAGCTCGACGTCGAGATCGCCGACCAGGTGCTCCGGGCGGCGCGGGAGTCCATCCGGGTATTGCGGGACCGGCTCGACATCGGCCGCTCCCTGAACTCCGCCATCAAGTCCGAGTGGAGCGCGCAAGGCGCCGGGCAGGGGCTCGCGGCATGAATGGCTTCAACAAGGCCCAGAAGATCGCGATCTCCGCCCGCGACCTTGGCTGTGTCATCCACGGCGCGGGCGGGGAGTGCGTCGGGGACCTGACCCACCACCACCGCAAAGGGCGAGGCGCCGGCGGCGTGAAGTCCCGCAACCGTGTCGCGAACGGCTTGCTGGTCTGTGCCCGGTGGAATCAGTTAGTGGAGGCCATGCCGGACCTCGCCGCCCAGGCACGCAAGAACGGCTGGAAACTCCGCACGGACTTCGAGATCGACACGCTTCCGGTCTGGATCCCCAAACTCGGCCGGTTCGTCTACCTCAACGACGACGGCCACTACCTCGACATGTCCCACACCATCATCACGGAAGAAGTAGCAGCATGATCACCCTCTACACGAAACCGGGATGCCAGCCATGCCGGGCCACGAAACGGTGGCTGGATAACCGCGACGTCGACTACCAGACGGTGGACGTCACGACTTCCCCGGCGGACCTCACCGCGATCAAGGCCCTCGGCTATGAGGGCGTCCCTGTGGTCGTCGTCTCCGGCCGCACCCCGGAGACCGATCTGCACTGGCAAGGCTTCCACCCCGACAACCTCAGCAAATACACCCTCACGAAAGAAGCAGCGTAACCATGGCGAACGAAACTACCCTCAACATCATTGGGAACCTCACCGGAGATCCCGAGCTCCGCTTCACCCCGGCAGGCGCCGCGGTCGCAAACTTCACCATCGCGTCCACCCCGCGCTCGTTCGATAAGGCATCCAACGAGTGGAAGGACGGGGAGACCCTGTTCCTGCGGTGCTCGGTCTGGCGCGAGGCGGCGGAGAACGTCGCCGAATCGCTGACGAAGGGCATGCGCGTGCTCATCGAGGGCCGCTTGAAGTCGCGGTCCTACGAAACCAAAGAGGGCGAGAAGCGCACCGTGATTGAGCTGGAGGTCGACGAGATCGGGCCCAGCCTCAAGTACGCGAACGCCAAGGTCAACCGCACCCAGCGCTCCGGCGGCCAGTCCGGCAACGGCGCGGGCGGGCAGGCGCAGGGCAACTGGGGCAACCAGCCGGCGCAGGCCGACACCTGGGGCAACGGTGGCGGCTTTGGCGGAGGCGCAGAGGCCCCGTTCTAGCCCCCGCACCTCCTGGGACCCGTTCGGCATCACGCCGGGCGGGTCCTTTCGCGTGCCCGGGGATGAGTAGGTAACTCGACACGGGAAATAAGTAGCGACACGCCCAATACTTGCGTGTCGGATGCGGAAGTTCCCGAGTGTTCCGGTAGTATGTAGGTATCAGCAAGCAACAAAAAGGCCCGCCCTGCGTCAACAGGAACGGGCCCACTAACCACTGACAAGGAGTGGCTTCAATGAATACTAACGCGCCCACCGTCGATCAGGCAATGGCCCAGATCACCACCCTCGACGACCTCCCAGCCGTCGCCGCACAACGCGACCTATGGAACACCGTCTACCGCCTCGCCGCCCGCAAGCTCCGCGAAGAGGCCAGCGTCCAGGCCATCGCCGACGCCTACGGCATCCACCGCACCACCGCTCACGTGCTCATCCGGGACGCGGCATGACGGTCGGGGAGCTGTGCGCTGGATACAACGGCCTCGGCATGGCCGTCGAGGAAGTCTTCGGCGCCACGACGGCATGGTTCAGCGAGTACGACGCCGCCCCGTCCAAGATTCTCGCTCACCACTACCCGGACGTCCCGAACTACGGCGACATGACCAAAATCGACTGGGCAAGCATCGAACACGTCGACATCATCTCCGGCGGGACACCCTGCCAGGACCTTTCCGCCGCCGGCCGCCGCGCCGGGATGACCGAAGGGACCCGCTCCAACCTGTGGGTCCAGATGCGAGAAGCCATCGCCATTCAGCGCCCGACCTATGTGGTCTGGGAAAACGTACGAGGAGCCTTTAGTGCCAAAGCAGCTAGCGACCTGGAACACTGCCCGCGATGCATGGGAGAAACCGGACACGGAGGGCCTGACTTGCGGGCACTCGGCCGTGTACTCGGCGACCTTTCCGACCTCGGGTTCGATGCGGAGTGGCGAGGTGTTCGAGCTTCCGAAGTGGGCGCCTGCCATGCCCGGTTCCGGGTCTTCGTCCTTGCTAAAAACACCAACCCAGCAACTCGGAGTGAACGGCGGCAGCCAACACCCGGACAAGCGAAAGGCGGGCGGTCACGGCCCGACGCTGGCGGACGAAGTGGAGCACTTGCTTTTGCCGACAGTGACGACCCAGGACGCGGCGAACACGGGCGGACCGTCACGGTTCAAACGGAACACGCCGCCGCTGAATACGCGGGTCTTGATGCTGCCGACGCGTTCCGCCTCGGCTACACCCGCGGATGGGAAGCCCGCGCTACTTCCGACACCCTCAGCCTGTGTGGCGAACGACGGGGAATCGACGGCAACTTGGCTGGCACGTCGGGAACGGGTCAAAGCGACGGGAGTGAACGGGAACGGTATGGGGATGCCGCTGACGATAGCCAGCCTGTTAATTGGGGAGACTACGAGCCCGCTATCCGCCGCTGGGAAGCCGTCCTCGACCGACCAGCTCCCCGGCCAACTGAGCCTACTGGACGTAATGGATCAGAGCGCCTAAGCCCCAGGTTCACCGAGTTCATGATGGGCCTCGAAGAGGGCTGGGTCACGGACCCGGCCATCGGTATCAGCCGTAATGAGCAGCTCAAGGCGTGCGGGAACGGCGTCGTCCCCCAGCAGGCCATCGCGGCTCTGCGGGACATGCTGGCGGCGTTCCAGACGGCGGAGGTGGCAGCGTAATGGCGTACACATGGAGCGGCAAGCCCGAACAGCGCGACACCACCCCGGCGCCCGTCAAGCTCACCCCCGTCAAGCCCCGCCCCGTCCGCGCCCCGGTCCCGCGGCCCCGCGTGTTCGACCCGTCCAAGTGCGGCACCCACGCCGGCTACAAGCAGCACCGCCGCTACGGCACGGACATTTGTGACGCGTGCCGGGCAGCGAACTCCGCCTATCACCGGGCCTGGCGTGCAGCGAACCCCAAGGAACCCGCGAACCGTCCCGACGGCCGGTTCAGTCCCGGGCAGTGTGGCACCCCCCAGGGGTACCAGCGGCACCTGCGCGCCGGGACCGTGACGTGCGTGCCCTGCCGGGCCGCGCACACTGAACGGCACCGCGGCTACCGCACAGCAAAGGCGGCCGCCTGATGAGGATCCGCAGCATCAAGCCGGAGTTCTACAGGTCTGCTGACATCTCGTCCCTGGAGTGGGAGTGCAGGTTCCTGTTCATCGCCCTGTGGTCCTACGTGGATGACAACGGCGTCGGGGTGGACAAGCTCTCGAACATCACGGCGGACCTGTTCGCCGATGACCTCGAAACGGATAGTAGCGAGACATTCGCGAGAGTCTCGCGAGGGTTGCAGAAGCTTTCCGAAGCCGGCCGAATCATCCGATACCAGGCCGAGGGGAAGAAATTCCTGTACGTCGTGAACTGGTTGAAGCATCAACGGATAGATAAGCCCAACAAGGAGCGCTACCCGCGTCCTGACGCGGAATCCAGCACCGTCGCGGACGAATTCGTGACACCCTCGCGAGAGTCTCCGGAGGGTCCAGCGACTGGAACAGAGGAGCAGGGGAACAGGGGAACAGAGGATTTGAAGACTTGTCCGATCCTCCCGGATGAGTTCCTGGATTGGTACCTCGAATACCCACGCAAGGAATCCCGCACCTCAGCCGAGAAGGCCTACATCAAAGCCCGGGCGCATGCGTCGGCCGAAACCCTCGTCGAAGGAGCCCGCCGGTACGCCGCTGATCCGAACCGGGAGAAGCAGTTCACCAAGCTCCCGGCCACATGGCTGAACGGCGGGTGCTGGGACGACGACCCGCTCCCCTCCCGGAACCCGACAGGGCGGCCGACGACGAGCGACAAGATGCGGAGCACCGTCGAGCGGGCTCGGGCCGCGCAGGACCGCATGAACCAACAGAACCCCAACCAGCTTCAGATAGGCGCATGAGATGGACATCGTAGAAACCGGCATGGTCCTGGCAAAGATCCAGGCCTTCGACAACCGCAACGTAGACGACGCGACGATCCTCGCGTGGCAGGAAGTCCTCGAACCCCACACCCTGCAGGATGCCCTCGCGGCGGTCTCGGCGTACTTCCGGACGAACACGGCATGGATCATGCCGGCGCACATCGTGGAACGGGTCCGGGAGGTGGAGCAGGAGCGGGTCCGGCAGTTCAGGAATGGCTGCCACCTGAACCGCGCCGACGAGGAGCTGACGCTGACGGACCGTGGCGGGAGCTGGTCGGAGTCCATGCGGGCGCTGAACCGTGCCGCCGCTACGGGCGCCCTCACCCCGGCCGCGTATGAGGCGTACCAGGCCAGTGAGCAGACCCTCGCGTCGGTCCTGACCCGTAAGGCCTTGAAGTGATCGCGGCGGAGTCCGCGGTCCTGTCCGCGCTGCTGGAATCGGCGGGCGGGTGCCTGCATGAGATCAGCCTGGAGCCGCGGGACTTCTCAACCTTGCAGGGCGAGACGTTGTTCGGTTTGATCCGGGATGTGGTGGAGTCCGGGAAGCCCGCGGACCCGGTCACGGTCGGCGACGCGGCGCTGCGGCTGGATGAGGCCGGACGCCGGTTGGTCCCCATTAGCCTGCTGTGGGACCTTGTGGGCGTGTTTGTGCCCGAGGCGGCAGTACCTCACCACGCGGCGATTGTGGCGCGGGAGGCGGCCCGCAGGCGGCTCGTGGGCATTGCGTCCACGTTGCAGCAGCGGGCGGCCAGCGGCGGGGACGTCGAAGCACTCACGGACGAAGCCCTCGGGGAGCTCTCCGGCGTCACGTCCGGGCTGGGTTCGAGCATCCGGCCCGTCGCGGAAACGATCGACGCGACCCTGGACTCGCTGGACTCCCCCGTGACGTACACGGAGTCGCCGTGGGAGAACGTGAACCACTTCATTCAGGGCTGGCGGCCGGGGGCGTTGTACATCATCGCGGCCCGCCCGTCCGTGGGTAAGACCGTCGCCGGGTTCCAGGCCGCGCTGTCGCTGTGCAACCGCGGCCCGGTTGCGTTCACGTCGCTGGAGATGAGTCACGATGAACTCGAACTCCGCATGGTGTCGCAGGAGGCGAAGGTCGACATGGGTCGGATCACGGCCCGCAAGCTCACGAACGCCGATTGGGAGCGGGTGGCCGCCGCCCGGGAACGCTGGGGCACGCTGCCGCTGTTTATTGACCCGTCCTCGGATTCGACGATGGCGCAGGTCGCCCGGCACGCCTGGTCCGTGAAGCGCAAGCACGGGCTGTCTGCCGTCGTCGTGGACTACCTCGGCCTGATGGAGCACCCGGACAAGCGCAAGTCAGAGTACGAGGTCGTCACGGAGCACTCCCGGAAACTCAAACTGCTGGCGAAAGCGTTGGGCGTCCCGGTGATTGTGCTCTCCCAGCTCAACCGCGGGTCCACGCAGCGGGACGGGAAAGTCCCCCAGCTCTCGGATCTCCGGTCTTCGGGTGCGATCGAGCAGGACGCGGACGTTGTGATCCTGATGCACCGCGACCTGCTCGAAGCCCCGCACGAGGCGGATCTCATCGTGGCGAAGAACCGCCACGGCATCACGGGCACGGCACAGATGGACTTCCTGGGGCATAACTCGATGCTCCGGGACCGCGGCAAGCCGGCCGGGTTCTACTCATGAGGGAGTGGACGATAGACCTTCCGTGGGCGACTCCGCCGGTGAAGCCGAACGGCGGGCACGGGAACATCTACGCGCACGCCGGCAAGGTCAAGGCCGCCCGGGAGGCTATGGGGCTGCTTGCCCGTGCCGCGGGTATCCCGGTCCTGGGCCGGTGTGAGGTGTTGCTGACCTGGCATGTCGGGGACCGGATCGCCCGGGACGCGGACAATCTTGTTTGGACGTTGAAGCCGCTGTGTGACGCACTGTCCTCCGGGAAGAAACCCACCGATCACCCGATCGTGAAGGATGACACGCCGGAGTTCATGGTCAAGCACATGCCGAGGGTGGAGTACGTGAAGGGGCAGCGGAAGCGGCTGAGTGTGCGGGTCCGGGAGCTGGACACGCCGGAAGTTCCTGACGAAATATAGGAACACTAGGGAACAATCATGCTAGACTTTGAGGAACAAAGAAGAAGCCCCGCGACTGGTTCAAGACAGTCCGGGGCGTGACGGGAAGGAACCCCGCAATGCCCATTGTACCCACCCCCGAACTGGAAGCCGCGGTCCTGTACCGCCAGCTCCGCATCGCCAAAGTCGCCATGGAACGCGCCGACACGACCCTCGCCCAAGCCTCCACCGAAGCCGCCCAGGCCCGCGCCCGGTACGAATCCATCCAGACCGAAATCCGCGACCACGCCCCCGTCAGGAACGCCGCATGAGCGCCCGCGACGAACTGGCCGAGATCATCCAGGACTGCGGCGAGTACATCCCGGGATCGCACGCCGATGACTACGTGAGCCCCGATAAGGCCGCAGACGCGATCCTCGCCGCGGGCTACATGAGGCCCCGCACCATCACCACCGCCGAAGAACTGGACGCGCTGGTGGCCGGGACCATCATTCGCGACCCGTTGCCCTGCATCAAGTGGGGTTCTGGCGAGTGGGGAACATTCTCGGGCGACTCTGTTGAGAGCAGCCGCATCGACCTCCCCGCAACCGTCATCTACTCCCCGGAGGCCTCCGCATGAGCGACTACACCGAGCACCTGATCAGCATGGCCGGCGGTGACGGGGACCAGCTCGCCGCCATCGAAGCCATAATCCAGCCGTATGCCTCAACTGTTGAGGAGCGGCGCGGGGTCCACCCGGATTCAGTGTTCACCGCCGCCGTTGACCTCCTCGCCATGGTGCGGGAACAGCGGGCCAAGCTTGAGGCGCTCGAAGCTGAGCCTGCGATCCTTGCCGCCGCAAAGGCTATCCATGCGCAAAGCGACTGGGAAGACTGGAGCGCTGGCGACTGGAGGGCACAGTGCGCCATCAATGAAGCCCGTGCCGCCATCCGTGCCGCGCTCACCGCAACGGAGGGGGCATGAGCGCCGACCTCGCCGCGGATCTGGCCGCCGCTGATGACGCGTACACTGCCGCCGTGTCGGCTGCCGCGGGTGGCGGGGACTGGGCGCATGCACGGCAGGCACGGGAGGCTGTGAAGCAGGCCCGCGCCGCACTCACCGCCGGGGTGACCATATGAGCGAGGACGAACGCGAGCGTCAGGCCCGGGCGCAGGAAGCCGACCGGATCGGCCCCGACCAGGAACGCGCCGACACCTACGAAAGGAACGACGCATGAGCGACATTACGGACGTTCTCTACCGCCTCCGGGACATGGCCGGGCTCGCTGCCGATGACCTGCGCTCTGCTATCGGTGAAGCGCAGGCAGTCCTAGACAAGCTTGATCAGTTCGCCAACGATGCAGAGGACAGCGCCCAACTGATCGCCGCGTCTGACATCGAGCCGCACGCCTCCGCCCTCATCCCGGAACGCTCCGGGCTCACGAGGAAGGCCCCGTATGCCTGAGTGTGAGGCGGAGCGCCGGATCAAGCAAACCCTGTACGTGATGGAGAACGACTGGGCGTCGGGGTCGTTCGATTACGGGAAGGTCAAGCAGATGCTGACCGGCCGCAAAGACGACACGTGCACGTGCGAAGCTGAGAGGATGAGCGCATGACGATTACCGAGTTTTTGGAAGCCCGCATCGCCGAAGACGAGGCTGCCGCAGTAGCAGCGATTGACCCGGAGAAGCCCGGCGCTCACTGGCAGTGGGTCACGACTGAGACGGACACGGTAGTCGCGCCGGGTGACATGCTGGAAGCTCTTAGCTACCAGCCCATATCTCTCCGCAGTGTGGAAGAGTTCCCTACCAGCGCGGGTATGTTGCCGGCGTTCATCATTCACCAAGTCCTAGAGATGCAAGCCGGGGCAGGGGACTATATCGCCCGCTGGGATCCGGCCCGCGTCCTGTCTGAGTGCGCCGCGAAACGGGCGATCATCGGGTTGCACACATCCGAAACGTGGAGCGTTCCCGGCCCGCCACCCGGAGACCCCCACACCTACATCACGGAGAGCGACAACCCGAACGAGGTCCGCGTCAAGCGAGGGGGGACGTTCATTGGGAAGATAAGCCGCGCCGAGTTCTTCGAGCGCATGGGGGCCACGAAAAACCCGCCGGCCAAAGAACTCCGCGCCCTCGCCGCCGTCTACGCTGACCACCCGGACTATGACGAGGACTGGGCGCTGTAGCGACACGCCCAACAGTGAGGAACAGTAAGGAACTTCCCTGTTAAGATGTGTGATATGAGCAACTGCGGCGCATGCACTGGGGAAACGAACATCAAACTCTGCCACGATCACACCACCAGGATCGAGCAGGACCTCGCCGAAACGGACAACGTCATCGGCGAACT